AGAACAAGAGTTGATTTTAAAACTTACACACAGTTCAGTAACAATCAAACAATCCTTGAGGGTTTTGAGTTCGGATATAAGAACCCAAGTTCTTTGAACATAGGGGCATGGCTAGATGAATACTTAGGTGATGCAACCTTAGTAAATACATTGAGGTTTCGTCTAGCGACTAGGGATTCTAAATTACTGATTGGGTTTACTCCGATTGATGGGTATACACCATTTATCTCCGAATATCTAAAAGGAGCAGAAACACTAGAAACTAGAAAGGCAGAACTTTTAAATGGCAGAAAGCTACCCGTAAAGCAGTATAGCCCCAATAGAGATGCTGCTATAATTTATTTGCATTCGGACGAAAACCCATTTGGTGGATATGATCGTATTAAAAAAGATCTTAGGGGCAGGTCAGATGAGCAAATACTTGTCCGTGCTTATGGATACCCTGTTAGAAGCATCACAGCCCTTTTGCCCAAGTTTAGTACAACTGTAAATGTATTAACTAAAGAACCCAACAAATATGGCGAAAAGTTGCCCGACATACGCAATCGGAATAGATATACAATATACCAAGTAGTTGACCCTGCTGGTGCTAGAAACTTCGTGGCTTTGTGGGCTGCAGTTAATGCTGAAGGTTATGTATACATTGTAAAAGAATGGCCTGACAGAGACACATACGGGGAGTGGGCTACATTTGGAGATCCTAAGTGGAAGTATGGGCCAGCGTCTAAAAAAATAGGTTATGATGTAAAAGGATATGTAGACCTATTTAAAGAGATTGAGCAAGATATGGGAATAGTAGCACACGAAAGAATAGGTGACTCTAGGTATTTTGCTAGGCAAAATGAAAACAATGTAGACCTATTTCAGTCGTTTGCCGACTATGGTATGGATTTTATACCTAGCTCTGGGCAAATGGAAAAAGACGGGATTGTAGCCCTAGACGAGTGGTTTGAATACAATGAAGATGCCTCAATAGATCTAGCGAATAGACCTAGATGTTATATTAGTAGTGAGTGCGGTAATCTAATTGATTCGCTGATAAACTATCAATCTAACGGAAAAGCAGACGAAGCCTTAAAAGACTTCTTTGATTTAATAAGATATTTAAGAATGGTCAACGGAGGTCTGGGGCCAGATCACTTTACAAACAACAGCCTTGAATCGAGCAGGGTAGGATCAGGAGGATACTAATGAGTAAAAGAAGATTAACAGAGATAGCAGAAGATTTTAACATATCATTTGATGAAGCTAAAGAAATTGCCTTTGAGCATTTGGAAGAGGATATGATCACCGGGAGGGGCAAGGGCTTGTGGATTAGTGAAGCAGGTCAACTTGTTATGGACTCAGTTGTTCACATACCCGTCATATACCGAGGTAGAGTAACTAGACTGTGTCCCAACCCATCATTTGTAATGGTTAACATTAAGGAAATATTTAAAAATGTCCCAGTCAGGATTCCGTATGGAACTCAAAAAAATATGCTTTTAAAATTTATCTACGTTCAAATGGATGCCGTAGGCGATGAAATTAAATACAAAATGGTTAAACCACCCAAAGGATGAGTAGAGGAGTTGAACGCCTTGCAGAGTTAGTTTCTCGCATCTTAGAGCTATTGCTATGTATGCTATAATGTTTTATATTGTCAATGGATAACGAAACATACCAAGAAGACCTGACATATGTAGGAAAAGAGCCAAGTGTGGGTACGCTTATCTCTGCATATGAGAGAACAACCTCTGAGCTAAGTGCATACTTTGATTTATGCAGAACAAGTTACGATGATCGTCGCAACTTCTGGCCCGGAAAAAGCCGTGACCTCCGTAAGCACGGAGCTGATGCCTTTCCTTGGGAGGGTGCATCTGATATGGAAAGTCACGTTATTGACGAGCGTATAACACGCTTAGTCTCTTTATTTATTTCATCGCTTGCTCGTGCAAACATCCGAGCTTTTCCCGTTGCGATAGATGACTTAGCAAAGGCTAAGGTCGTATCCAGCTTCCTTAAATGGATGGTTTCGTCTGGATATATCCCTCGTTTCCAAAGGGAGATGGAGTTAGGTGCTAACTATTTGTTAGAACGGGGGATATTAATTACCTATGTAGGATGGCAAAAAGAAGACAGAACATTCTTGCAGCGTCTTACTATTGATCAAATAGCTGAAATAGCTCCAGACTTAGCTGGTGCTTTGTCTCAGGGATTTGGAGAAGAAAGTACTATAGAGATTTTAAAATCTTTATTTCCTGGCGTTACTGATTCAAAAGCTAAAACGGCTATACAGCAACTGATGGAGGAAGGCGAGGCAGAGCTCCCCGTTGTGCGAAGAGAAGTAGATGCACCAGACATTAAGACTCTTTCGCCTGATGGGGATTTCTTTTTTCCCTCTTATGTTACAGATCCACAGCGTGCTCCTTTTTGTTTTTGGAGAACTTTTTATACTCCGCAGGAGTTAGAAAATAAAATTGTTACCGACGGCTGGGACGAAGGCTTTGTAGATTATGTTATCACGCATTATAGAGGAGTATCGGGTGACAGTATAGAACGAGACAGCTCTAGCACGCCAGCGTCTAACGTAGCTATAAATGATTCAACAGAAACTGCTGAGGAACTTGTAGAAATTATTCACGGCTATCAAAGATTAATAGACCCAGAAGATGGATCAGAAGGAATTTACGAAACAATTTTTCACAGAAACCTAAGCTCTGTAAATGGAGAAGATATTCAACCTTACGCAAAATTTGAATTATTAAACGGATATGAAGATTACCCAGTTGTTGTCACTCGCTTATCGGAAGATAGCAAACGTCTATACGATACCCCGACAGTATCTTACTTGCTTAGAGGTATCCAAGATCAAATCAAAATTGAAAGAGACTCTAGAGTCGATCGTAACAGCTGGGCGACGTTACCTCCGCTTATGCACCCGAAAGGTTCAGCCCCTCGGGAGTACGGCCCTGGTCGGTTTATTCCTTACCGCAGGAAAGGCGATATTGAGTTTGCTCCGAGCCCTCCTGCTCCGACTGGTTCTGTGGAAATTGAAAACACCCTCCAAGAACAAGCAGACCGATTAATTGGACTAGATGAAAGTAACTTAGGTCAAATAAGAAAACAATTTTTAGTTGATAAGTTTTTAAATCACTCTGCTGAAGTATTACGGCAAGCATATAGGTGCTTCCAAAGGTTTGGCCCCGACTCTATATTCTTTAGGGTAACGGGAGTATCTGAAGAGATGATCCTAGATAAGGGAGATCCCGATGAAGACTTTGACATAATAGTAAGTTATGACGTACTTAATTCTGACCCAGAAACGCAAGAAAAAAGATTAGGTCAGATGATTAATCTAACAAGCCTGGACAGAAACGGAAGAATAAACATAGACCGCTTACTAGAGTTAGCTGCTGCGTCCATAGATCCAGTATTAGCTGATGGTGCTATCAATCCAGCAGAAGACGCTGCTGAAGACGCACAACAAAATGTCACAGATGATTTAGCTAAAATATACGCTGGTATAGAGCTTAACGCTCGTCCTAATGGTGCTCAAATTGCTATGCAGATAATACAGCAATACACTATGCAACCTGATATTATGCAAAGGCTACAGCAAGATGAGGCATTTAAGGCAAGGCTCGAAAAATACGCACAACAATATCAATTCCAAATGCAACAAGCTGAAAATGCAGAAATTGGCAAGATTGGTACTGCACCAGCTCAAATGGGTGGTGTTAGTACTGCTGCTGTTAACGCTCAATAATATGAATATTACAGAAGAAGAGTTAAAAAAGTTTTTAAAAAGGGCTATGTCTGGAGATTCGATAGAAGATATATTTTCTATGATCGAAGAAACAGAGCTCGAGCCTGTTGAAGACAAAAAAGAGTCTATGTCAGCTGGGCAATATGCTCGTAAAAGGGAAGAAGAAATGTCTTCAAGATCTCCTCTAGAAGAGGACGAACCTGAAGACGAGGAAGATACTGAATCTATTGATATTATTATGTATTCTGATTTCTTGGGTGACGAACAAGAAGACGAAGAAGAATCATCTGACGAATACTATACCGGGGATGAATTAGAATCCCAAATGGATATTCTAAAAGAGCTTGAAAACAGCGTTGGTGCTGGCAAGAAAGATGGCAAGTGGTATCCTCACGAAAGCGTAGAAGGTGGAAACCCAACTGTTGCTTATGGTCATAAGATTACGGATGAAGAGTTAGAGGCTGGTACATATGACGATGGTCTTACAGAAGAGGAAGCCATAGAGTTGCTCAAAAAGGACATTAACGAGGCAAACGTAAAAGTTAGGGACAAGATAGAAGACTTTGATTCCTTCCCTTTTTATTTAAAAATGGAGTTAGTAAATTCGGCATACAGAGGCTTGATACAGGATAGTCCAAATACTTTAGAATTAATTAACAAGGGAGACTTTGCTGGAGCAGCAAAAGAGTTTACAAACAATGTTCCCGCATATGAAGAAAGCGAAGGTATAAAGAAGCGAATGGACAGAGTTGTCGATGCCTTAAACAGATATGCCGAAGAAGTAGATGAATGATATAGAAAAGGACATTAGTACCTTAAAAACACATAGTGCTTTTATTCGATTTTTACAGTTTGTAGAAGTTTTAAAAGACGAACAAATAGCTGATTTGCACGAAGCTGAGCCACACAAGGTGCAGCAAATATCTGGTAGAGTTTTGTCCTACGATCAAATTTTAGAAATGTGTGACTACAAAGATTCTCTACGCAATATTAACACCCAAGTTTAGGGGGTTGATGCGTATGTTAATATATAAATATCGCTATCGCTCAGCGTAAAGGAGTGGAAACTATATGGAAAATGAAGTCAAAACGGATACCGCTGATTCCGTAGAAACAACAGCGTCAACGACAGTAAACGAACCTTCTAACATTTCTGAACAAGATTTTGTTGAGAAAAGATTAGATGGTGAAGCAAAAACAGAAGGCAGTTCTGAAGCAGAGCCAAAGCAAGAGGCTGAGGCAAAGAAAGAGGAAAAGCCAGATGTTCTTTCTCAGGTAACAGATTTGGACAATTTGTCTGATTCGGAGCTAAAGGAGCTCTCGGAAAAACTTGGTTCTCGGGCAGTAGCTCGATTTGGTGAACTTACTGCTAAACGAAAGGCAGCGGAAGAAAAAGCTGCCAATTTACAAAAGCAACTAAATTCAAGACCACAAGTTAAGTATTCAGACGAAGACATCCAAAGCAATCCATACAAGGATATTAAGGATGCAACTAAGTTGCAGGCTAAAGCCAAAGAGCTTAATGATGTAATTGAATGGGCTGAAGATGTATTGTTTGAGTCAGATGAATATTCTGCAAACGATATTGTCACTAGCGTCGAAGGTAAAGATTATACCAAAAAAGACGTTAGAAATGCATTAAAAAATGCAAGAAAGTCTAAAGAAAAGCATATCCCTATGCAGTTTAATTCAATTAAAGCAGAAGCTCAAGGAGTTCAGATGCGAAACGGGTTTGCCCGTCGAGCAGTTGAAGAGCTTGATTGGATGAAGGATCAAAAGAATGCAATAAACATTAAATATAATGCTATGATTCGAGATCCTCGCTTAAGAGAATCTTTTAAGTCAGCCAGTCCAGATATAAAGGCACAGTTGCCTTATTTGTTAGCTCACGCTGCTAATAGTTTGTATGGGAGAAAAGTATTACCTGCTGCTAGTAGTGAACCAGCGAAAAAAACTGTTCCGCTGAGTCCACCTAAAGCCGGGTCAACTGCTGCAAAGCCAGCAAGACCTAGTACAAAAAAGAAAGCAAAAGCTTACCATTCACAGTTCAAAACTACTGGAGATAGCAACGACTTCATTAAATTAAGAACCCTACAATTACAAAACCGATAATAGAAAGTATATAATATGGCATTTTCAAATACATATGATACAACAAATCCAGGGTCGGCTGTTTCCAATCGTGAGGACTTGACTGATGTCTTGACTATTCTCGCTCCTGAAGAAACTCCGATTCTTTCCTCTGCTTCAAAGCAGAAAGCAAGTGCAACCGATACAGAGTGGACTGTAGATGTTCTCTCAGATCCTGTTACTACAGGGATCATCGAAGGTGAAGATGTTATCACATACACAGACCAATTTGCTGGTCGTGCTCGTATGGGCAACTTCACTCAGAAGTTCCGTCGTGATTACAAGGTATCCGAGCTACAAGAAGCTGTTGACTCTGTCGGCCCTGCTAAAATTGCACAAGCGGAAGCTAAAGCAATTCGTGAACTAAAACGTGACGTAGAAGCAACTCTTTGCTCTGATAATGTAAAAGTCCAAGCTGCTGCTGCGACTGCTTACAAGATGAATGGTCTTGCTGCCTATATTTCATCTAGCCCAGAAGCTGGTGTTGGTGTCCCAAGTGGTTTTGAGACTCCCGCTTCTAGCATCTACACAATCGCTGAAGATACTGCTAATGCGTTTAATGAGACTAAGTTTAACGACCTTATTACTTCTGTATTTGAAGTAAATGGTTCTGTTAACAACCTTACTCTTGTAGCCAATACTGGTCTTCGTCGTACTGTAAGTGACTTTGCTCGCTTACAACCAGCTGGCGAAACTAGCATCCGTGACGTAAACTACGAAGGTGGATCTGCTCAAATTAAGCTCTCTGTTGAGCTTTATCAAAGCGATCACGGCATCGTGTCAATCGTTAACGGAAACCCTGTCTGTATGCCTAAGTTTGGCGAATCAGACAACAAGGGTGCTGGCTTCCTCGTAAACCCTGAATACTATGGTGTTCACGAGCTGATCCCAATGGGAACTTCTCGTCTGCCTAATCTTGGCGGTGGTGAGCGTGGTATTGTGGACTGTGCGTTAACACTTGGTGTTTACCACCCACAAGCTCACGGGCTTATTAAAGGTAAAGCTAACGCTTAAATAATTCTGGTCGGGGGGCGAGAGCCCCCCACCTTTTTATTATGGAAATATTGCACAAACCACACGAGATTACTCAGGAAGCTATTGATCGTGCTTTTGTTGATGAAATAAAACGCAACTTTAAGGAAGAAAAGTATCTTGAATATAAAAGAACTGATATTGCCCGAAAAGAGGCAACAGAAGAACGAGGCAAGACACATCCAGTTCTTGGTAAATGTGTAGCAACAATTCCTGCACGAGATTACTTTAGGTTAATTAAAAAGTACGGAACAGAGCACGTTCACTCTAAAGAGTTTCTTAAATATTATAACAAGACATTTAGTGATTTAAGCCCTAACAAAGCCTAATGCAAAACAGATCATATACTGAATTATTTGATTTAATAAAATCATTAGCTGGGGTAAATGAGTTTACGACTGAGGAAACCGACTACATTAGAAACTTTGTTAATCGAAGATTCTATGAAGCATTTGAAGTCACAGAATCTTGGCCCAGATATTTAGTTGTAGGCGAAGCTCGAACTGCTACTGATGGCGTTGTTCCAGTAGAGGAGGGTTCTAAAGCAAAGATC